AGATTGTAACTGATCAGCTGACCAATATCGAAAGCGAATTTTACGATCCAAAATTATTATTAAAGATCTATCAAAACCTATGATAAGAATTAAAAATCTAACTGTTCGAAACTTTATGAGCGTGGGCAATACCACGCAGGCCATCAACTTTGACCGCAACGACCTGACCTTGGTCTTGGGAGAAAACTTAGATTTAGGCGGTGACGGTAGCCGCAACGGCACAGGCAAGACCACCATCATCAACGCACTCAGCTATGCCTTGTATGGCAACGCACTCAGTAACATCCGAAAGGACAACTTGGTCAACAAGACCAACGGCAAGGGCATGATGGTGTCCTTGGAATTTACGTCTGGGTCACAAGATTTCAAGATCGAACGTGGTCGCAAGCCCAATGTGCTGAAATTCTATGTCAACAACGAAGAAAAAATCATCACAGACGAAGCACAGGGCGATAGTCGAGAAACACAAGATGCCATCGAAGCTACCTTGGGACTGAGCCATGACATGTTCAAGCACATCATGGCGCTCAACACCTATACAGAACCATTTTTGAGTTTAAAGGCCAATGATCAACGAACCATCATTGAACAACTGCTAGGTATCACACAGCTGAGTGAACGAGCCGATCGCATCAAAGAGCTCAACAAGGAAACCAAGGATGCTATACAGCAGGAAGAGTTTCGTATTCGTGCTGTGCAGGAAGCTAACAAGCGTATTGAAGAACAAATCGAAGGCCTAAAGCGCAGACAAAAATTATGGGCGGACAAGCATGCCACTGATATCCAGGAACTTGAGACGGCCTTACAGGCGTTACAGAATATCGAAATCGAAGTGGAGATTCAAGCACACCAGGATCATAAGGCATGGGATCAACGGCGTAAGGACATCAACGAGTTATCCAGCCAGATCTCGCGCACGAAATTGGATATTGGCCGAGAAGAAAAGCTGGTTGCCAAACTATCAAAAGAAATTGAGACGCTTGCGAACCACGAATGTCATACATGTGGTCAGCCCTTCCACGACAGTAAGCACCAACAAGTTCTGGAGAGCAAGCAGAGTGATCTGGAAACGGCACGAGCGGCAGGCCAAGCTCATACTGCCACACTGGCAGAGCTGGAGACTGCCCACACCGCCCTGGGCACGCTAGGCAAGCCGCCTAAAATGTTCTACGACAAAGAGTCTGATGCTATTCAACATCAGGCTACTCTGACCAATTTAGAACAACAGATTGCCAGCAAAACAGCTGAAACTGATCCCTATGCTGAACAGATCACCGACATGCAACAACAGGCCCTACAGGAAGTCACCTATGACACACTTAACGAACTTACACGATTGCAAGAACACCAGGACTTCTTGCTCAAACTACTCACCAGCAAGGATAGCTTTATTCGTAAGAAGATTATCGAACAAAATCTTAGCTATCTCAACGCAAGACTGACACACTACTTGGATCGTGTGGGTTTGCCACATACCGTGGTGTTCCAAAATGATCTTACAGTGTCGATTGAAGAGCTGGGACGTGAGCTGGACTTTGATAATTTGAGTCGTGGTGAACGCAACAGACTTATCCTAAGCATGAGCTGGGCCTTCCGCGATGTGTTTGAAAGCCTGTATCAACCCATCAATTTGCTGTTCATTGACGAAATGATCGACAACGGACTAGACACATCGGGTGTGGAAAATGCACTGGCATTACTAAAACAGATGAGTCGTGATCGTCATAAAAGTATTTGGTTGGTCAGTCACCGAGACGAACTGGCCGGACGAGTGGAGAACATACTCAAAGTGGTCAAAGAAAATGGCTTTACCAGTTATAATACGGATATAGAAATTGCGTAGAATTAAAGTCCTACATATCGAACCCACAGATGTTTGTCAGGCTGCATGTTCGGCCTGTCCTAGAGAAACTGATCCGACCTTCGACAAGAGTCGTAAGCATCATCTGCGTGTGGAACACATACAACAGCACTTCAGCGAACGTGTGATCGCCGGGCTTGACAAAATGTTCATGTGTGGCAACTACGGTGATCCGGCTGCTGGCTACTATACCATGGACATATACCGGTATTTTAGACAGATCAATCCCAACATCACCCTGGGTATGAATAGCAACGGTGGTCTGCAGAGCACATTTTTTTGGCACGAGCTGGGAGGCATGTTTACACAATCACAGGATTACTGTGTGTTCAGCATAGATGGCTTGGAAGACACCAATCATGTGTATCGTCGAAATGTTAACTGGTCCAAATTGATGGCCAATGCCCAGGCTTTTATTGCTGCAGGAGGATCTGCACACTGGGACATGTTGGTCTACAAACATAATCAACATCAGGTAGATGCCTGTGAACAACTGGCTCGAGACATGGGTTTTAAATGGTTCCGTGCCAAGGTTTCCAAGCGTGGCTTGAATGATCGACTAGAAGCACCCATTGGCTGGCAATCGCCTATGGTCGAACAAGGTCCTATCAAGTGCCATGTCATGGCAGAAAAAAGCATGTATATCGATGCACAGGGCCGTGTGAGTCCATGTTGTTGGTTGGGCTCACGTCAAAAAGATTTTGTCACCGACGATTTAAAAACGGTCAAGCTCACGTGGAAAACCGACACACCCAACTCGGTGTGTCAAGCAACCTGCGCCAGCAACAAGAACAAGACCAGTTTTGCAAATCAATGGCAACGCGAGGTTGAGTTATGTTAGCAACTTGGCATTTTCATATTGAAATATCCAGCAAGTGCACCTTGCGGTGTCCCCGTTGCGCTAGAGCCGAAGTTCCAGAAAGTCTAATAAACACCGAGTTGGATTTGGCTTTTTTTAAAAGAAACTTTACTCCAGAGTTTATACAGTCCAACGTGGAAAAAATTACATTCTGCGGCGACGACGGTGATCCAATTTATGCACACGATCTAATTGCTGTGATTCGATATATCAAAGCAATCAAGCCAGTTGAGATTGTCATCATTACCAATGGCAGTCATAAAAAGACCGAGTGGTGGGCCGAGTTAGGGTCTGTGTTGGACGATTGCGACACTGTGCATTTTAGCATTGACGGTTATGATAATGCCAGCAACAATCTGTATCGTGTCAACAGTGATTTTGATAGTATAGTTGCCGGCATTGTTGCATTAAAAACAGTCAGCCGGTGTCGCTTAGTCTGGGCCGCCATAGCGTTTAGATTCAACGAGGATCACCTGGATCGAATGCAAGCCATGGCCAATGAGCTGGGTATGGATGCTTTTCAGTTGACTCGCAGTACCAAATTTGGTTCGGTGTATCCATCTTACGGTGCCAACGATCCTTTGCAACCCAGTATAAAGTTTGTGAGCAGTTCGCATAGATTTGAACGAGACATTGCACTGCTCACCGATAGAGGAACAAATCGACAGATTTTGCCTATCAATGTTCGTTTGTTCAAATCTGTAGCCGAGTCTAATGGTGTTCGACCTCTGTGTGAAATTGGCAACAAGGGTCTGTATATCGATGCACAAAGACGCTTGTTTCCTTGTTGCTGGGTGGCCAACCGCTATAGCCACAATTCAGAATGGAAGGCCATCGCTAACAAATTTGATCTGACATCTCGCACCCTGTCGGATGCAGTGGCCGACGAGTTCTGGTCAACCACATTTAAAAAGTTCACGTGGCAAGAGTGTCAAACCAAGTGTAACAGTGCAAGAGTAGATGAAAAATATGCTACCGAGTGGTAATATGATAACTACTAGTCCATGGTATGGTTGCACGAAAACACCGAAATTACTCAATTACCCGAAGACTGTGTCGGTTTTGTTTACATGATCACAAATAACATCTCTGGCCGGCGTTATATAGGAAAAAAATTAGCAAAGTTTAGTCGAACCACATACAAGGTAGTAAAGCTCAAGAACGGAAACAAAAAGAAAAAACGAATCAGAAGCAAGATAGACTCAGACTGGCAACTATACTATGGCAGCAACGATCAACTCAACCGAGATATTCAAGAGCTGGGCTCAGACAACTTCACAAGAGAAATATTATTTTATTGCCGATCAAAAGCAGAATGCAGTTATATCGAAGCTAGAGAACAGTTTCGTTATAAAGTATTAGAATCTAACGACTGGTATAACGGGCAAATAGTTTGTCGCATACACGGTAGTCATATAAAAAACAAATTATCAATCAAAGGTGCAGATGTCTAAGGTTGTTTTTACAGGGTGCTCATTTACCGCCGGTAACGGTTGGGTCAATGCAGACCCCGACACAAGTAAAAAAATTGCTGATAAAACCAATGACAGCCTATGGGTAAATTTGTGTCACACTCAAATTGATCAACTGAAAAATCTTGAGTTGATCAATTATGGCCAAGGAGGAGCATCCAATGCCGACATATTTAAAAACACAGTGCAGGCCATAGCCAACCACAAGGATCAAATTGATCTGTTGTTTTGTCAGTGGACCAGTATGCCTAGATATTCGTTTGATGTTGGATTTGAATTATGGAATACCGCCGAATCCATTGATCCACGTGCTCGATCAACAATCAACGTGGGCCTAAGTTCTGGCAAAAAATGGGACAGAAAATATCTAGACGATTTGTTGAATCGATTATTGGTTCTGCACCATCTTCACGGCGAAATTGTCAAAGTAGTTGACTACTCCAACATCTTGCAAAAATTAGCTCAGGGCTTTGGCATCAAATTGTATTTTATTAATGGTCTGTGTCCGTGGGATCAAGATTATTTTTTAAGATTAACCGTCGGTACACCAGAAGATTACACCCCATTTACCAAAAAAGAAATACTTGACATAGACTCAAAAAGCGACAAAGACATACAAAAACTTTACACTATCATGCACGACGATTATGATCGGGTCGGGGGAATTGACCCTGTCAGCTGGGTCAATCTTTACAGCTCAATGAAACAAAATCAAACCGACAGCAACTACGACAACGCACACCCAGGCATCATCAGCAACCAGCACTACTTACAACAAGTAAAACAATTTTTAGAATCTAGATAGGCAACTAACAGACTCTGTGATCCGCCTAGCGGGTCCCCATTGAGGAACGGTGAGATACCCGGTCCAGAATCTTGGGTGTCAAAGGCAATTGCTAACTTAAGGCAACAAATGGTTTGGGCTCCGTTGAAAAAGATACGACCCATGCT